TTTGATTGTTATTTAAATATAATTCTTGTAACTGACTTAACTTACCTATTTCAGGAGGTAAGATTGTTATTTGATTATTTTCTAAAGATAAATATTGTAACTGACCTAACTGACTTATTTCAGGAGGTAAGATTGCGATTTGATTATCATGTAAATATAATTTTTGTAAATGTTTTAACTTACCTATTTCAGGAGGTAATGTTATTATTCTTTTACGAAACAGTTTTAATTCAATTTTTTTATAAAGTTTGTAAATACTTCCTTGATAATTACTCCACTTTTTCAATTTACTTAAAGCTATTAATAATTCATAAGCTTCTCTACCTTTTTGATTAATATAAGCTTTGTAATCAGGAAATTCTTTCATCAACTTAAAATTCCAAATAGCTTCACCTTGGCAGATTAGTCGATTTATTCTTGGATCAGAATTACAAAAACTTAATAAATTATCCAGATCCAACATCATAGCAATATTAAATAAAACATCTTTAGTTAGCGAATCCATATTTTTATTATTTAGAAAATAATAAAATAAAAATTTAATGTAATGATTTCCAATTGTTCTTTCTGATATCGATAACATCGATAATCATAAATCTGATTCTGAAGCTTACCTTCTGACTAAGCTCTTCCATTTCCATGAAGTAGCTATCCATGATTGTCTTAGATTTGTCATCATCTATCATACTCCCAACATTAAGTAACAACTTACATAAAAGTTCCAATTGCTCCTCATCAAGCCCATTTTTGTTTTGTAATAATCTCTTAATACATACATGTATAATAGGATTAACTAACATTTTATTTTTAAATAACTCTGAAATAAATTTAATATTACCTAAAGTTCTCTTTTTAGCTTTGTATTCATCCTCCTCAGAGCTATGAACGACAATTTGATTATCTTTTTGAAATTCCTCTTGACATTTTCCTAACAACTCTCTTTTGAATGTTTTTATCGATCCGTCTAATTTAACACAGAGAAGAGAGTATAAATCACAAAAAGCTGGCTGTAATAATGCTTGTTCAAAGATCTGGTCGATTAGTAATTTATTTAACCCTGTTATTTCTTTCTCATTAAATTTTGTTTGTGCTACTTCTAAATATTTATCAGCTAATTTTGGAAATGTTTGATTAGTCATCTTATTTAAATGACCTTGCGCTGTCTTCACACATTGTTGTTTAAGACCATCCTCAGTATTTACATCATATCTTTGAGGTTTCCATCCTCCTTCTGTTTTAGTTTTGTAAATTGGAGTTTCTGTTATTTGAGGATTCTTTTTATATGGTTTGGAAGGTTCAAATCGTTTATAAACCGTCTCAGGTTCGTTATCGTTCCATTTGTTATTCGTTTCGTTCATATTCTCTTAATTCAAGTAAGAACAAAAATAATATTGATCATTTTTATTCCGTTTTTCAGTTCAATATTAAATGGTTGATATTACCAACCCTCAGATCTGATCCACAAATTCAATCCAAATTTAATACCTTTCTTTACTGGGTTTCCTCTATGCAATGTTTTCTTTAACAACTTCCCATCAGGAGTCATATTTCTCCAAAAAACTGCTGTTCCTTTGGAAGGTTTAGATTTAACTCCAATCAAAGGAAACTCAGTTTCACCTCCGTCATTTTCATCTAGACTATTGAGATATACAAAAAATGTATATACTCTTTGCCCTCCCTCTGATATCATATCAGTATGTTCTGGTCGAAAATAGTCGTGATGATTGTAATATTCTTGACCTTCACCATATTTTACACACATTAGACTTTCTATTTGATTTCTTTTACATCCCGTCAAATATCTAACCTTTTTAAGAACATTCTCTATAGGTTTTGAATATTTATTGAAATGTCCGTTATCCGTAATAAACGCTGTTTCACTAGTTCTAACATCAGATTCTATCAATTTATCCTCAACCACGATAGTACTTCTTTTAAACTTACCTTTAGCCAAATCTAAAATAGCTTCTATTTCTTCAGTATTTAGAAATCTTCTTATTTTTACTATATACGGGTCTTTGTAAAGAATTTTAGTGTCAAAACCTGCAGGGAAATACTTTTTATTAATCCTCTTTAAGTCTTCGATTTTCATTTTGTGTGACATGGAATCTTTTTATTTATTTGAAAATTTTTCAAAGAATTCATATAATTGTTCATAAATATTTTCTGGAAACAAAATTAAATCCAACCGATCTGCAATAGCTCTTAAAGCCGATTCATCATCTAAATTTTGATCGTAAGCTATAATATATCTTTCCATTGGATGTTCGAAACTTTCTAAATATTCTTGTTTACTTCCATATAAGTTGTTTATTAGTGATTTTCCTACTTCTGATAAATCTTGATATCTATTTTCTCTAATCAAACGAGGATCCATTTTATTTTAATAAAATAAAATAAACATTTTATTTTATTTTCCGATTTAACTTTGTTAAATATTCATTATTCAATAGTTATTAATTCAACATCACATTTTCGTTCAAGTGTTAACCCTATAGCTTTATATCTGAAGAGAAAATTATCATTAAAAATTTTATAATATTTATTTTCCCAATCAGTGCCTTTAGAAGACATTTTATCTAAATAACTAATAGTTTTTTGAACATCTTTAGTTTCCCTATTGTTATCTAATAACCATTCCCGACGTCTATTAAGTTGTTTTTCGCAAAAAATTCTTTGCGTTTCAAACGCATATTTATATGCATTTTCTGAATCTTTGAAAGCTTTGGTCGGATATTGAGAATCGAGAGAAGTAACAACCCAAACACTGTCCATTTTTATTTTTTCTTTCTTTTGTAATAATAGGATCAATTTTTAAAATCTGGTTGGAAAAATGCTCTTTTTGGTTTGTTGCATTTTCGACATTCAGTTCTCGATGAATGATTTAAATAATTACAACAAGGCGTTACAGAATCATGAGCTTTACAATACCAATCTGTCCTATGAGGTCTCATTTCATAGCACGTTTTACATTGAGGAGAAGACCCGGAAATTTTATCACCGCATCTTCGACACTCCCAGTCATCATAAAAGATTTTTCCTTTAGTTTTATTATAAGAACCACATTTTTTTCCTTCCCAGCAGTGTTTTCCGTCTTTACATGCTGTATCACAACATTGTTTAGGTTTGTCCATTCTTAATTTTCGTTTGAAATTAAGAATTAATTAATCATTTCTGATTTTACTACTTTTAAATTACTCGTTAAATTTCTACCATTTTTAAATTGTTCATTAACAATTCCCAATCATGAGTATAATAAACTTCTGTAATTTTCTGACTTTTTGATAAAGCTACAGCTAACCGAACAGTTATAACAGAATTAACATCAGATTGTCTCATCCGAACACGAAAGGATTCTTCTCCAATAAGCGACCATTTCTCTACAAAACTCGGTGGTGGTGTTTTCATTAAAATATTTTTAGTGGATTTAACAACGGTTAACCATTTTTCATTAGTTTCATACTCTTTTCTAATATCAATTAGTTCAGACTCATTCAAATTCAAAAGGGTTAAATTATCTGCTAAAATTCTCCAATCATCAGCCATATAGAGATCACATTTAGCAGAAGAGAGTAGTGAAACACCTAATTTAGCAATTATCACTGCGTCATTATCAGAGATTTCATCATAATTAAATTTATTTTTCAACTCAGAAGGGTTATTAAGATTATTACGAGCAGTTTTCACCAAGTCATCAGAAAGATCTGGAATGATCCTATTTAGAAAATCAGTCATTTTTAGTTTTATCCATAATTGATAAAATTAATCAATTATGGAAAAACTAAAAATGAATAACTCAAGATTCTATTTATTACCTAAGGATATTTTAATAGAACTATTACATAAAGTTTATGGAAATTTGGATGGATTTAACATGGAAGATATTTATAGATTGAAAGAAATATGTAAAAATCGAATAGAGCAAGATAAGAAAGAAAAAGAAACCATTCTATTCACAAAATATAAAATAGATGATAATTTAGTTATGTATTATTTTAATCATGAAATAATTCTAGAAGATTCCAGAATAGATATTCCAAAATCTGAATATGGATCAGAATGGGGGAAAAAATCTATTTTTGAGATCATAGTTTATCCTCATCCTCATACTTACAGGTTTTCTTTTTATAGAAACATTAATTGTCAAATAACCTTGTTCGAATCTCATCAATTTAAAACTCTGGAAGAACTAACTCCTCATATTATTCAACATATGTCATCATATACCCAACAAATAGTTGATGAATGTTTGAGAATTATTAATTTGATATTGGAAACACGTGATTATTTGATAACTAACGAGTTAAATAAGTATGTCTAAAATTGATTCCTTTTTAATTAAAATGATCAAAAATAATCATGAACAAACCTACTATCGCCACTTTACCAATCAATAATGAGCAAACCAGTCCTGGAGCATCTCCTGTGCTGCTTCAAACTGATAACCCTGTTTTAAATACTGTCGATTATTCCGACAAATCATTTATCGTTTTTGGTAACGCTACCAAAACTTACAAACAACAGCTTTCAGAACTTGGAGGAAAATTTAATATGTATCTGAAGGAGAGACCTGGATTTCCAGGAGGAGCTGGATGGATATTTTTTGCTAAAAATAAAGGCCTTGTTTACAAATTTCTAAATCAAGTAAATTCCGGAGAAGTCAAACATCACGAAGGAGTTACTCATCAGGATATAGACGGAAATAATAATGGGATTAACTTACCAACGGTGATTGCTCCTATTAAACAAAGTAATTATCAATATGTTAAATGGAAAGTTTTCAAACCATCCGAAGGAATGAAGGTGACTATCAAAGCTGGAGGAGTTTCAGTAGAAGGAAAAGTTTTGCAAGTTGAAACGCATAACAATGTGGTCGATACGGCATATATTAGTTTAGGCGCTAATACTTCTAAATTAGTTATATGTAACGGATTTTGGACTGTGTATGGCTACATGGTAGAACACAGAGTCCATTTTTCTTCAGATAAGCCTGAAACAAATGATAATTATAATGATGAAGGAAATGATGTAGCAGAAATTTAAATAAAGTCATAAATGTTATTCTGATTTAACTTTGTTAAATTTTTACAAAATTGAATATTATTTTACATTATAAAATAATATTGAAATGGATCAATCTAAAAGAGTCGAAATTGCTTTATCTATTCTTGGCTGGGATAGTTCGAAATATAATTTAGCTAAGAACAATAAAACTTTGAAAGAAGATTTATTAAATGAAATTGCTCAGCGAATGATTTCGGTATCAACTGGAGAAGGAAACCCTATTCTTAGAAACGATCAATGGGCTTACGGTATTTTGTTAAGTTTGTAATGGCAAAATGGGATAGTTCTCTTTTAAATGTGGCTTAACATATTTGTTATAATTTTCTTTGATTATTGGATAATAATGATTCCAATGATCTTGATTAAAAGCTATTTTTTGTGTAAAGGTTAACCCGTCAGAAATACTATTAATCACATAAATACAATATTTTTTCTTTAAAATAACCATACCTAATTGCATTTGAAAATAATGACTTTTATAAATATGACTGTAATAATTAGTAGGAGGTTTCCAACCGTTTTTGATTTGCTCCATATAATTTAGAATAGGGGTATACATTTTCACTGGACATTTAATTTCAATAATTCCATCAGTTCCTTCTATATCTCCATCAATAGAACACCCCAATTCCAAATCCCAGAACGGAACACAAAAACCTTTTTCAGTTATTTTTTGCTTCAAATAATCACTACACCAATCTCTAGTAGGTTTCTCATTATCATTACCATGTTTCATTCTTTCTAGAGCATCATTATCAAAGACCTCCTGAGATACTCCTGAGATGATTTTACCTTGTTCCTCAGAAGTTTTTAATTTCCCTTCTCCGGCAAGGTTTGCAGCGGAGGTACCAGTCACTCTTCCAACTCTAACATCTAACCAAATAGGATCTTTTTGCGGAACTAATAACTCCCAATAATTTTCTCTTTTAACCCATTTTGCCATATTTTTAACATTCTCTGGTAAAGAAAAAATGAAAAATCAATTTGAATCAGAAAGTAAAAACTGATTAAAAATCTATTAAATTCTTATTTTTACATAAGACTAAAACATTACATGGAGGAACTAGATATATTAGGAACTACTACAAAACGTTTAACTAGAAGAAAACCAGCTCAGGGAGGAGCACGGCAGCGAACAGAAGTTACTCCCGCAGTGGCGCCAGCTGGTCTAGCTCCTCCAGTTCTCGGATGTCCCGCCAATGTTTTTGAAACATTAGGTACACAAGATTTAGATATTAGAGTAACAAAACAAGAAAAAGAAATTATGATGGCGCAAGCAAGAAAAAAGATCAAAGATCTACCTACTCTAGTTATTGAAAGATTGTCATACACTATTTTTTCACATGAAGAATTACAACAACAAGCAATGTTCAAGGTCACTAAAACTGATGATGAAGGTTTAAACACCGTTAATGACCCTCGAAGTGGTGTAGTTGATGATAACAAATTATGTAGAACTTGCATGACCGATAATTTAGATTGTCCTGGTCATTATGGAATTATAGAATTAAATCAACATATCATTCATCCTATGTTTCGAAGAGAAGTTGTAGATGTTTTGACTTCTGTTTGTAATTCTTGCGGTGGTCTTTTGTTACCTAAAGATGCTATTTTAGAAAAAGGAATTATGAATCTGTCAGGGTCAAAAAGGTTAAGAGCTGTTGCCGAAGCTTCTAAGAAACTTCATTGTCGAAGATCTCAAGAAAACATAGCTGCTGGAGTAGCAGGTTGTATTTCTAATCCAGTATACAAAGCTTCTAAGGTCAAAGAATTCGGAAAAATATTTTATAATTATGGTAAAAAAGGTTCTGAAAAAGATAATGAGAAAACCGTAGAAGAAATAGAACAAATTTTAAATGTTATTTCAGAAGAAGATGCGGAATTACTAGGATTTTCGGGGAAGTCTCATCCTAGACGTTTTATTATGAAATCTATACCCGTAATTCCTATTTGCGCTCGTGCTCCAGTCGTTCAGGATGGTATGGTTTTAAAAGACGATATTACATCGATGTATCAAGATATTGTCAGATATAATCAAGAACTTGTTAAGAAAAAAGATGATGATAAGAAAGAAAAAGATAGAGAAGATATAGTTAAAGGTCTCATTTTTTCAATCGAACATTTAATCGATAATTCTGATGCTAAATATAGACAAGGTCAGAAAAAACAATACAGAGATCTTAAAACACGTATTCAAGGTAAAGAAGCTATTATTCGCAACTTGATCCAAGGAAAGAGAGTAAATTTTTCAGCTCGTACTGTATTAGGCCCAGATCCAAATTTGAAATTTGGGCAAATTAGAATTCCTCGTGTTTGGGCTCCTTATCTTACACACCCAGAAACAGTTTCTCCTGCTAATGTTGGAAGATTGACAGCTCTGTTTAAAGCTGGACAAGTAACACATATTACACCTGCTGCGGGAAGATATGAAGGAAGAAGAATTAAAGTAACTGATAAAATTAGAGAAAAACAACAACAATTAAGAATCGGCGACGTGGTTGAAAGATGGTTACAAACAGGGGATGTTACTACTCCAGCCAATTTTATAGCTTTTAATCGTCAGCCAACACTACATAAACAAAGTATTATGGGATATGAAGTAGTGTTAGGTGATCCAATGACAATTGGACTACATTTGTCCTATACTACCCCTCATAATGCTGATTTCGATGGTGACGAGGGAACTGTGCATGCACCTCAATCCAGAGACGCGATGTTAGAATTAGCCTTACTAATGAACGTCAAAAATTGTATTATGAATTCTCAAAATAATAAAAATATTATTAGTGTAGTTTACGATGCATTAACTGGTTCTTTTTTACTTACTCAACCTGAAACTTTTGTAGATCCAGGAGTGTTTATGAATATTATATCATTCATAGAAAATAATTCTGGTCGAGAAACCTTCAAAGAGCGACTCAAGAAATATGGTGTCCCTGAAACATCCGGGAGAGCTTTATTTAGTTCTATTTTTCCTGATGATTTTTATTATAGAAAAGGTAATGTACTGATCAGAGAAGGTATTCTAGTTAGCGGAGTTATCACCAAAGATCATGTGGGAGGAACTCATGGTTCAATTATTCAAGTTTTAATGAAAGATTATGGACAAGATGTCACTGTTAACTTTTTGACTGATATTTATAATATTGTTAGAGAGTGGTTGGATGTTAGAGGTTTTAGTGTAGGTTTAGATGATTGTTATTTGACCGGGGAAAATCCCGATAAATTAATCGAGTATGAGGTTCAAAGAGCAAAGATGTTGGTTAGATCTATGGGATGGAAAATGACTGATCCTTTAGAAGAAGAGAGAAGAGAGAAACAAATTGTTGCTTATCTTAATACCGCCAAAGGTTTAGGAGCTAGAATTTCAGAAGAAAATTTACCTGAGTTAAACTCGTTCAATGTAATGTCTAAATCTGGAGCTAAGGGTTCGACTTTTAATATTGCTCAAATTACTGGAATTTTAGGTCAACAATTCGTTCAAGGTCAAAGAATGCCTGAGACATTGAGTGGAGGTAGAAGAACTTTGCCTTATTTTCCTGAAGATTCACTTGATCCGGCTGCGAGAGGTTTCGTAAGTAATTCCTTCTTGAGCGGTTTGACTCCAGCCGAAATGTTCTTCCATCAAGCTGGTTCACGTGAGGGCCTGACGGATACTGCTATTAAGTCTGTTACAGGTGATACTCCCATTATCATCACAGAAAATGGAAAACCTAAACGAGTAAATATAGGAGATTGGATAGATGAATTATTAATTAAAGGTGCTAAAAATATCGAAAGAGACAATGATAGAGAATTACTTAGAATTACTGGAGCAACTATTCCAACTTGTGATTGCGATGGTAACGTCTCATGGGGTGATATCACAGCTGTTACAAGACATGATCCCGGAAAAGAATTATTCAAAGTTAAAACTCGAGGAGGTCGCGAAGTTATTGTTACTGAATCTCATTCGTTATTGATCTGGAATTATGAAGAAAAGAAATTTAAGAGAACACTTGCTGGAGAAGCTAAAGTAGGAAATTATATGCCAACAACGTGCACATTACCTTCACCTCCAGTTATAACTAAATATATATATGCTGAAAATTATTTTTCCAAAAGAGAAAAAATTTTCGGTACTGACTTCTTGACAGCTCAAAGAATGATTAATGAAGTTAGAAGCAACAGGTCTAGATGTCCTTCAAATTGGTGGGATCAAAATAACGGAAAATCGTTTACTCTTCCATATGATAAATCTAAAAATTTCAGTCGTTGTTTATTTCGTTCTGACCTATCAAATATTAGAGAAGGATGCATATATCCTTACAACGGGAAAAGAATCGATACATTTATCCCCGACAAATTAGAGCTTAATCGTTATAATGGAGTTTTTATAGGATTATATATCGCTGAAGGCCATGCATGCGTTAAAAGTGGTCAAGTAACTATTACTAATAATGATCCTGCAATCATCAAAATAGTGCAAGAATGGTTTGATAGATTGAATATTAAACATAGCTTAGAAACTAAAATAAATCATACAGGAGGAACAAGTACAATGACTACAGGATATTCTGCATTATTAGCTGAATTTCTTATCAAAATAGCAGGATCACTAGCTCAAAATAAAAAGGTTCCAATCGAAGCATATACAGCACCAGATGAATTTATTGTCGGATTGTTAGATGGATATATTAGTGGTGATGGTTGCGTCGATAAAAATTCTATATGCGCCGGGTCAGCATCAATGCAATTGAGAGATGGATTATGCTTTCTCTTGGGGAGATTAGGTATTTTTGCTAAAATGTCTGTATCACTTGCAAAATCGAATAATTTAGGAACTTTAAATATTAAGGCTTCACATAGATTAGCAATTCGTGCTCAATGGGCTAGACGATTCGCAGATATCGTTAAATTATCTGTTCCATACAAGGTAGAAGCAATAGAAGCGATGAAAGCTTCTGAATCACATCGTGATTTTCCTGAACATCTTGGAGTAGTTTTCGATCAAATAGTATCAATAGAAAAAGTAGATATTAGTTTATATCCGAAAGTTTACGATCTAACAGTTCCGTCTACATTGAACTTTGGTTTAGCTAATGGATTACATGTTGTAGATACGTCAGAAACTGGGGCCCTTCACCATAAGGTAGTCAAGGCCTTGGAAGACATTCGAATTAATGAAGACGGATCAGCCCGTAATACTTTTGGTGTAGTCTTTCAATATACATATGGAGAAGATGGTTTTGATGCTGGTATGTTAGAAATTGTAAATACTAAAACTGGTGCCTTTACATCTTTTATTAATACCAAGCGATTGGCGGCTAGAATAAATGCAAGATATGGTTATAAAACCCCTGATGAACCAGAATATGAAAAGATAGTCCCAGTCAAACCTGATATTATGTTAACTCCTGTCGGAATTGGATTTCCCGAAATACCTGAGGTACCTCGAATTCCTGAAACAGGGGCTTATAAAGTAGGAGATGTAGTTAATACAGAGATGGGACAAGGGACAGTTATGCAAGTTGAAGGAGAAAGAGTTTTAATTGAACACGGAGGGAAGAAAACTTGGGTCAAAGCTGAGAAATTAGAGCTCTGATACCAAAACAGAAGATAAAAACTGATTAGTTTATTAATGTATATACATTAATAAAAATGGATCTTGATAAATTTGATCAGGTGGTTCTTTTTAATCTCTCAACATTTTTGGAATACCAGGATATTTATAATTTAAGTATTGTTTCTGATAAATTTAAAAGATTAATATATCAAAATGATACTATTTGGTTATTTAAATTGAAAGAATTTCCTTACTGGTCAGAACAAATAACTCTTGATAAGAAAATAAGGAATATTTATAAATTACTAATTAAATTAGTAAAACTTATTAAAGGAATTAAATTTAACGGAACAATATATTCACTTTATAATACTCAAGAATTAAATCTAGACGAGGAAAAATTAGAAATATTACCTCCTGAAATATCAATATTAAAGAATGTAAATCTATTAAATCTTAGCATTAATTCGATTATTTTAATACCTCCTGAAATAGGTAAGTTAAATAATTTAAAAGAACTGGATTTAGGTATTAACGAGATAAAAATATTACCTCCCGAAATAGGAAATTTAACTAATTTAGAATATTTATGGTTAAATAGTAATAAAATAAATACTTTGCCAATTGAAATAGGCAAGTTAAGTAATTTAAAAGAATTATCTTTATCTGATAATAATATAAAAAAATTACCTCCCGGAATATTTAATTTGACTCGATTAACAAGTTTATATTTAAATAAAAATCAAATAATAACACTGCCTCCTGAGATAGGTAAATTAACCGATTTGACGAGTTTATATCTGAAACATAATAATATAAAAATATTACCTTCTGAAATAGGTAAATTAACTAATTTACGTTTATTATCTTTACATAATAATCAAATCAAATCATTACCTTTTGAAATAAGTAAATTAAATCAGTTGCAAGAATTATCTTTACATAATAATCAAATAGCAATCTTACCTCCTGAAATAGGAAATTTAACCAATTTAGTTCAATTATCTTTATATGTTAATAATATAAAAACATTACCTTCTGAAATGAGAAACCTGAACCAATTACAATATTTATCTTTAGATAAAAATGTTATTGTACCTACTGATCTAAAACTTCCAATTACCCACAATTGTTAGTTCCATAATTTAATGTAGTTAACTATATTAAATTAATAATTATTCTTTTTAATTATTTAAGCGAAGGTAATTTGAGATATACATATTCTTTATTATTACTTTCTGGTATCTTAACTAAAGGTTGGTTAGATTGGCTAACTATCTGATTATTTTTCTTATTACACAAGGAACATAAATATCTATATTCGGCATGTTGCAAGTGATATCTTTGCCATCCCTGTTTCCATTTCTTATCATAATAATCATTAGCTTTAGTTCCGTTTTTAAACATAAAATTACCTTTCTTAGGATGCCATTTAAATTCAGCAGGTGGCCCCTCATTTTTTTCTGCTTTCATATTAACGAAGTTATCTCGAAGCTCCTGAAAATGTTTCGGATGATGATCTACTTCAATTTTTTGAGTGGTTTGACATATGGAACAAATTTGAATTGGATGAGAATTTCTATAATTACTTATTTGTTTTCTAATAGCATATCTCATAGCACCGTTTAATTTATTTTCATCACTATTGTTTGCTAACTTACCCTTCGAACATGCCACCCAAGATACAATTCTATAATTACTTAAACCTGAAAATCTGACATAAAGGACTAAAGATCCTGTTCCAGCACTTCTAGATATTTTAAAAGATGTTGGTTCTTGATTGACCCATTCGCTTTTAGACGGATGACGGTCAATCAAACCGCATAATGTCTGAAATTCTGGGTTTCTAGGAAAATAGTTTTTATGAACATGTTCTTCTAACCATTTCTTAGTTTTCTCATAAGTATTTAACTCAGTTAAATCAGAACAAACATTTAGTTCCGTTTTGATTGAGTCCATTAATTTCTTAATATTATTGAAAGAATTAAAAGGTAAATCATTTCGGATCGATCAAAGTATCATCGTCGATCTTATTATTACGAGTTTTACGATGTTTAATTATCAATTGAATGATTTCTCTTTCTTCATTTAACCTTTTTAATCTATCATCAATTGAACTTATTTCTTTATTTATATCAATCAACATAGAACTTAAAGTATAAGTTTCGAAGATATGATAATTCATTTTAAAATATTTTCTTTCTATTTATAACAATTATTCAAATGGATAGAGAGAATTCCGAGATTAAGACAATCAAATTGATTAAATCTAGTGAATGTTCATGCAAAGAATCCAAGACGTACAAGGGGTGACAGAGATAAGTCTTGACAATTACATTAGTAACAATGTTTATCTTTCTTATTTTAATTCGGAAGGTAAGTAACTTAAAACATCATTTTCCGCTAATTAGGAATAAAAATTAATAATATTTTATTGTTAATTTTTAAACTGAAATTATCATTTTTATCTTTTTTTTATTAATTTTTAAAAAATAATAAAAAAATCTCAGAAGGTTACTAACTTAAAACATCATTTTACGCTAATTAGAATAAAAATTAATTTAAATAAGTTGATTTGTAAGTGTTCCAACTAACAAGAGACTTTCCTGTACGTCTATTTACATCATTATGAAATCCCCATGCCCATTTGGAAAGACCATTAACAACCTGATTGTAGCCTTTAAGAGGATGACTTATTAAATATTTTTTAATATGAGGTCTGCAAACAGCGCATGGAAAATTTTGACTTAAAAATTCCATGTATCTTTCAAATTCTAGTTTTAATTCGGGAGTAATCGCAGCAGCAGCCTTTTTATGAATGTTTTCCCATGATTTTAAATATTCTTCTGGTAGTCCACCATATACAACATGTCTGTCATAACTAACCCCTATCTTATTCGTTGCATTCAAAACAGATTTATTCTTAGCTTGAACTGGTTGTTTAGCTTGTAAAGCTGGATTAAATCTAGGAACTGGTTGTTTAGCTTGAACTGGTTGTTTAGCTTGTAAAGCTGGATTGAATCTAGGAACTGGTTGTTTAGCTTGAACTACTTGTTTAGCTTGTAAAGCTGGATTGAATCTAGGAACTGGTTGTTTAGCTTGAGGAACTACTACTTGTTTATTAACAACTTGAGGAACTTGTTTAATTTGAGGGACAACTTTGTTAACAACTACTGATTGTTTAGTTTGCGGGACAACTTTGTTAACAACTACTGATTGTTTAGTTTGCGGGACAACTTGTTTAGCTTGAGGAACTACTACTTGCTTATTAACAACTATTTGATTAGTCTGAGAAACAGATTGTTTAACTTGAGGAACAAGATTGATTTGTTTGTTTTTACCGCAGTTACAACCTACCATATTTTATATTAGTAATAAAATATAATATTGTTATTTTTTCTATAAACTATTAAACTATTTACAAAAATAAGAGAAATGATTTAAATATTTTTCTATTTCTTGTTCGAAAAAGATGGAACAGAACAGAGAAGATAGTTTTGATAGTAATGATATATCAGAAAGTGATTTAGAAAATACATTAGAAAACACTTTACCAACTAAAGAAATTCAACCCAAAAAGGCTAATAATAAATATATTCAAATTTTTATTTTATTCTTATTTATCTGTTATTATAATAATTCTAACAATCCTTGCTCACTGATTATCAACACAACTATGACCAAAATCGAGAACAAAACTCATGAGATAGTCGAAGTTATTAATTGGTGGGAAAAATATAATACAGAATGTTGTATGAGATTATACTCAAATAATTTAGCTTTAGATTGTTTAGCAGACGGATCTTGTTATGCATATCTATATAAATGGTTATTAAATTTTAATAAAACATTTGTTTTATCATCTATATCCAAACGATGCTGTTATTCCTATCGTCCATTCGGAGCTAAAATGTTTACTAATTATTGTTCTTTTCAATGCCTGAACACCGAAAAAGTTATGTTAGGTTATTAATAAGTAATTTGATTTTGTTAATTAATATTTGATTTATTTTTGTTATTAAATAACAAAAATAGTAATATGAACTAATTATTTCTGAACTTCTGGAACATAATAACAAGTTCGATTGTTTTTATCTGAAAATGTAATAATGTTTTAATTTCTTCATCACTCAATGACAATAACAAAGAGTAGGTGAAATAAGGATCTTAAATAAAATTTCATTTATGGTTAAGATATATTTAAGAAACGAATTGATTCAAAATATAAACACGATTGATAATTTTACAAAATGGACGAAAATACTTCCGACGCTGTATTCATCGATGAAATGACATATTATTTCATCGACACTACGAGAAATAATGTTATTGTTACAAAATATTCTGATAATTTTTACACTTTCGACGATATTGTATTTTATTATGATAAAATCAACTGTGATTTAAACTTACATTTTGATCGTAAAAAGAATTGGATCATTAATACTAAAGATAATTTAATCTTCATACCCTTATTTAACACATATAAAATTATAATTGACTATACATATTCAGAATTGTCAAATTATTCTACACTTGAAAAACATGCTTTTAATATGCATATATCAAGTTCTGGTAAAAAATATGTTAAAGCTACCAAAACCTCAGACGCTGAATATATGCATGTTATAATTTACGGGAGAAAAGCGGCTAAAGGGTGTAAAATAGATCATATTAATTCGAACGGTCTAGATAATAGATCTTCTAATATCAGAGAACTTAGCAATAGCGGAAATGCTGCAAATAGGATCAAAGCTGATGACAGTACTAGTAGATATATGGGAGTTGATTTACTAAAAAATGGTAAATGGCGCTCTCAAATTTCCTTTGAGAATAAAAAATGTAATATGGGAATGTACGAAAAAGAAATAGATGCTGCTAAAATGAGAGATAGATATGCTGTACATTTTCATAAAGAAGGAGCTTCGTTGAATAGAGATGAGAACGGAGAATTTCTTCTTTCGAAAGAAGAAATTAATGATATAATTCAGAAAGGATTATCAAAAGAATTTTTACCTAAAGAAAAGCAAAAGATATTACCTAAAAATTTATATTGTAGAGGTACTTCATATTATTATAGATTAGACGATGATAATGCTCAATATACGAAAACATTTTCTACTTTGGAAGAGGCTGAAATAGGATTAAATTTGTTGAAGGAAGAATTAGAGAATAAAAAATCCATTGCAAAGAAAGAAATAGAGAAAAATATTAAATTGAAAAATGGTATACCTATCATCGAAGCCAAAGATAAAGATGGAATTATTGTTGGAGAAATAATGGTAGACGAAAAAATATGGAAATTATTAATTCACTGTAACTGGAATCTTAACGATGATGGATACGCAACCGGGGTATATAATGGTGTTAAAAAAGCTTTACATATACATGTATATAATATATATTACGGTGATGTCCCCGATGGATATACAGTAAATCATATCAATAGAATTAAACATGACTGTAGAGTAGCTAATATAGAAAAAGCTACAATGTCAGAACAGTTACAAAACAGAGATTTACCTAAGAAATCCTGTTTACCATACGTAGGAGTAGTTTTAGAAAAAACCACTTTCAGAACTCAATATAAAGGAAAACGTATAGGAACATATAAATATCTTGAAGATGCTGCCAAAAAGTATAACGAATTAGCATTGAAAGATAGTCCTAACGCAAAAATTAATAAAATTATCACAGTAGATACAACGGTAGCATCTCTTTTCGATAAAAAGAATATAACAATAGATTTCATTAAAAATATAGAAACATTAATGGAAATGAGAGCGATTTTTTGGGCCAATCCTGATTGGAAACTTAAAAGTCAAGTTTTATTGGGTGATATGAAAAAGGTAGATCTTGAAAAATACCGCGAAAAAGCATTAAAATGTATCGAATAAATATTTGATTTATTTTTGTTAATTATTTTTGTTATCGTAACAAAAATAGTAATATGAACTGATTATTTCTGAACTTCTGGAACATAATAACAAGTTCGATTGTTTTTATCTGAAAAAGTGATAACTTTGTAACCATTCGGATCTGTCTCTTTTTTATACACTAACATCTTGAATCCTTCCCCACATTCTTTACCTACATGATATTTACCTTTGGAACAATAAGATTTATACATAACGTCTAAACAAGAATCATATAAAGTTTTAATTTCATCATCACTCAATGACAATAACAAACGAGTAGGGGAGATATGGGCCTTATATAATACCTCGTTGCGCAAATAATTTCCAACACCAGCTATTCTAGTCTGATCCATCATAAATTCTGCGATTCGTTTATCTTTAAGTCTTTTATTTTGTATTTCTTTTTTATATAATTCTAGTGTGACTAATTTTTGATCAGGTTTTAATTCTTTCACATTAATATCCCCATTAAGTACTAAAGTTGTTAACATTAAACAAGGACCATGTCTTTTCCATATTTCAGATAATTCGCGGTAAAACCCAATTTGTCCAAATCTTCTCATATCATCATACCAAATAACATCGCTAGGTACATAATACCCAGAATGTTCAACTGATGCTTCACCAAAAGTAATCCACAAATTAGAATGATTTTGAGGTTCAAACACCCAATTACCACTCATACCTAACTGAGATGTAATAAATAAAACTTGATTATTCTTATCCAAAGTTTCAAATACTATTACTTTACCTCTTGACCAAACATCAACTATCTTAAGAGGCAAAGATACTATATTCGCATTTTTGACACCGTTTTTTTGAAAATTTTTATTTTGTTCTATCTTGATAATAGTCTTGCCAATGCATTTTGGCTTAAGTAAATTGACCTGAATGCAAATTTCAGGACTTTCAGGCATAAGTATTATAGGTAATATTTAATTTTAAAATTAAATATTAAATCAGTTTTTATTTAATTTTGAGGAAATATTTTATAACAAAGGTACCGATATATCAGTCGAATTTAATAAAATTCTATTATTGTATAATGAAAACCAAGTCAAATGATCAGTTTTAATAAAATGATTAAGCTCCAGAGACGCGACTGAAACATCTCCATATACATGAAAATATAATACATCATAATCTTGAACTATATTAGGTAAAACTTTTAGAATAATGTCAATGTTTCCATTACATAATACAGGTGTTGCAACTCTCCCTTCTTTGTTAGTTGAACTAATAATACAATAAATAGTATTAATAGAGACAATTCCTTCTATTTTGTTTTGATAATAAATTAGGTAGGTTGGAAAATCATTAATCCATTTTAACCATAAAGTTTCATCTGGATAAAAACAAAATTTCTTATTTTTAATAATTCCCAGATAATACTTCAAACTTTCAATATTAGCCCTGGTGTATGAATAATTCTTCGGTAATTTATTGCTAAATAATACCCTATTTTTAGTTTTCATTCTGATATCATAACAGTCTGGATATAAAAATCCTAATTCTAAAGCTCTAGATAAATTTATAGGACGGTAATAAGATTTTAAAGCTATACTATTTTCACCCAATTTAAAAGGGACAGTATGATAATCACAATAAAGTCCTTTTTCGTAACCGCGGTTAATTAATCCTCTTATTAAAGCCATACACATACCATGACCTCGAATTGATGAATGAACAACTAGAAAAGTAGTACAACCATGTATAATTATTTTTTCATTATAATCGAACTTAGTTCGATCACTATCATTATTATCACAATCGAAAACTGTCAAATTTTTAATTGGTAAAAGAACTGAAATTACAATCCCCATTAATTTGTCATTTATACTTCTCATCAATACTGCAATGTGATCATAGGATAAATATAATTCCAATTCTGATTTTGGTAATAAAGTAATGTTACCTGTAGACATTTTGTTATGTTCGCGATAGAAATTACAAATCTCGTCCAGATCAGTTATTTCGTAACCGATTTTGATTTTTTTATCAGATTCATATTTAGCAGGCGGATCATATGAAATTATTAAGTCATCATCTCTGACATTATTATTTGAGTTGAGAATAAACATTTCTGACCAACTCATCTTTTGTTGATTAATTAACTTTTTAGTATTCTTTTAGTAAATAAGAATAAGAAAAAATATAAATACTAATAAAATGATACATTATGATTTTGTTACTGATCCAGATGATCCTTTAGTAACAGATTTATTAACAAAATTATTAAATACTATTAAGAATGTTTCAGAAACCAATTTAGATAGAGGATTAATAAGATATGTTTTTGATTTTGATAATTCAGAAATATTACAAATTGCAAATGAGATATCCTATGTTCCAATTACAATTACTTCATATAATATTCAGAACGAGTCTGAAACATCTGAATTAGTAAAAGTGTTTATTGAAAAAATTATCAAAACAGAAATTTCTCAAATTATCGCTACTAGATTTGAAGATTATATTATTTTTAATCCTATTACTAGTTTTGGAACATCGGTTTATGAAAATTCCTCTTATTTATTTGATTTTTACAATACAATTATGAGATACATAGACAAGTATCAAGTTCTTTCTGACGATCCACTCTCTCAATACGTTTATCCAAACAGTATCAATGTTATAGGAATATCTTTAATTCCTATTAATGATAATACTGATATTATTAATGAAATAAGGAATGAAATTAACATGTTAAAAGGAGATAATTATTTTTGTTTAAACATCAAAGATAAAGAATTAATAAATGAATTAACTAAGTCATGGAACACTCAGATTGTCTCAGAAATTAATGATCTGTTAGTATTAAGAACCAATACAGATTTTGGGACTAAACCTGAATTATGGTTTCAAAACAACTTAGAATTGGTTAGAAATGGACAGTTTCCTTCAATTACTTTATATGGGAATTGGCAATTTGATTTAGGGGGAGATTACAATGATATCTATGATAAGAAATGGTATAGAACAATTTTACAATACAAAGCATATATAGCTTATAAAGAGCTCAATGACCCTCTCGTGAACCCCTATATCTTTATGGTCAAAGTGAACAGCGATAACTCTATCACGTTATCATTACCAACTTATGAACATGTTATTAGATTTAGGCAAATCTTTGAGAATATTAGTAATGATGGAATATATGTAGAACCTTGTTTATCATTGATCGATGGAATCACCAAACGGTACTATATATTAAATCTTGATCAAAACTCTTATTCAATGGTATTAAAACAGGATAATGAAGAAATATTAGTTTTTAGATCACCATTGATCAATCTCTATCCACCAGTTTTTGATTTTTCAAATTCCTCACAAAAGGAATTAATGGAAAAATTAAAAGGGTATTATTCCAAATGTCATGATAATTTCGAACCTGTTCTTCAGGAAGATATTAGTAACATGAATCTTGATAATTTACTTAATCTAGTAGAAATTAATGAAAAAGGAGTAACTTTTTGTTTGTCTGGAGATAGTATTATTAATTTATCGAAAAATGGCATAGCCTCCAACCCTCTAACTAGAAAACCTTTTGATAAAAATATTATATTAAAGACTATGATGTGGGAATGGGGTCTCAGAGGTTTGTTCAATGTTAATGTTTTAAAAGGTTTGTTAAATGAGTTTCCATCAAAAGATTCATAAAATAAAAAATATTCAATTAAAAAATGTCTATCAAATCTAATGATGCTAAAAAAGTTAAAGAATTTGATATTTTAACTTATGCCAAAGGATTTGTAGCTTCAAATACAACTGATGGGATTTTGACACAAGAATTTTTTCAATTTAAAGAGATACAACAAATTATTCATTATGTAAATACTGGAGTAGAAATTGTCTTTTTTAATGGGAAAAGAAGAGTATTTTATAACGATCTAGCAGGACAATCTTTAATATTATATAATGCTTTGAACTCTACTATGCTAACATGGATGAATTCAAATCTTAACTAAGTTATGACTAGAATTAACTAAGTTATGACTAGAATTAACTAAGTTATGACTAGA